CAAAAGAGAAGCTGACCAAATAAGGACAACAACTTTTACAAGATTACCAAGAACTTCACTACGGTCTTCATGATCCTGTTCTTTTTTCTTTTCTTCAGTCATCTAACTTTCCTTTTTTGAGTAGCTTTTGAAGTTCAGCAGTTGACCCTACAAAAAGTGCGTTGGTAACATTACTAGGTCCTTTTTCTTTTGGATCCTCAATGTCTCTCATTTTTTTCTGTAGGTCTAATAATTTATCAGTGGCATCAGCCACACTCTTAATTAGTTGCCCAGTAACTTCATAAGCTCTCGCAGAACCTTGTTCTTGTGAGATCTCCATGATTCCATCAATGGCTTCCTGACCTTTTTCGATCAACGAATACAACTGACCTCTTGTGTATTCGTAGTCTCTTTTTAGGTCTGGTTTTTCTTCTCTTTGTCTTGGGACTTGTACATCGCTGCTAACAGGGGCAATCTCACTACCTCCGTCATCTTTAAGAATGTCAAGTGCTTTCCCGATATCATCAAACGCCATTGTTGTTCCTCAGAATTAAACATCAGTTCCTTGTGATGGTGAGTACTCTTGGAAATCTTGATAGAATGAAGTAAGTTCATTGAATCCAAAGTCATCACCAGATACGATGAGATCATCATCTCCCGAAAGTGGTAAGGAAGCATCTCTAGATCCACTGATGATATCTATAACAGATCCAGCAGCATGATCAATAATGGTAGTTCCATCAACTCCTCTAAAAACGGTGAGTTCATTTCCACTGATGGAACGGATCTGCATGTTTTCACCATTAATAGTAATGTAATCGTCAACGCTAAATCCTGCTGCACTGTTAACAGAGAGTAAGGTTTGTTCTGCGGTGAGTTCTTTATTAATTGCATTAGTTGCATCATTATCATAGTCTTTGATAGCTCTTGGAGTTGCTGCGTATCTTTGAACTCTCTTTGCAGTAACTCTGTTTGTACCATCAAAGTAATCAATCTGAACTCTCTTGATAAGTCCATCAGAAGTATCTGCAATCTTACCAAACAGATAAGTTTTTGCAGTAAATGTCAATGTGGAAATCATCGCACGACGATTATCAAAACTCCCTTCATAATCATCTGTCATGTTGATGTTCTCAAGAATGATTGGAACATCTCTCTTCTCTCCGATAGAAGAGACGAGGTTAATAGTAATATTTAATCCTGGCTGAAAGTATGGAAGAATTTGTTCTAAGATTTGCAACATGTCATCATTCAACTTTGTGGCAATACTTAGTTGAAATGAAATGTTATATGGAACAGGCATATAGACCTTTTTAAGATCTGACAAAGTTCCAGTATTGCAAGTTTTAAATGTTTGGGTGATAGAAGCTTTTCTCGATGCATCGTAATTGATGCCTGTCATTTCAAATGACATGCGAGGCAATGTAATTGCAGATCTACCTTGCAAGTTTGGTTGTTGCTCAATTTTTGCCAAAAATTTCTGCATCGGACCATATGCCAAAGGGACTTTCATCCTACTTTGAACATTGTCATTATCATCAGAGTGACGAATTTCAATAGAATTGAAAAGAGTTCCAAAACCGATAACGGTTTTTCTCAGAATCTCATGATAGAAGTACTGGCCAAACATTGGTTTTTATGTATATTTAGAATTCCCCAAAGGGATTTATTTCGGTGAAGTCCAAAATACTATCTGCTTCTGTTTCAATAACAATATTTTCCGCATATGGATCATACTGATCTTCATATTGAATTGCACTAATAACATATCTTCCAGTTGATCCCATTCCAGGATTAGTAAATGTTGTAGCAGTTCCTGTTAATACTTCACCAATTCTAAACGGATCTGCGATATTGGAAATCTTGAGAATCTTAGTATCTGCATCCCAAGATTTGACGCGAGCTGTAGAGATTGAAGATTCTCCTCGGATAACTTCATTGATAAAGAAGTTTCCAGTTGCAATTCCTGCGGATGTTGGAGAATCAATGGTTATTGTTGGCGCAACGGTGTATCCAAAACCAGCGTTTGTAAATCTGATTGCAGAAATAGTTCCTCCAGCTCCAACAAATGCAATCGCAGTTGCATTTGCTGTGGAAAGTCCTGCAGGTGAGGTAGAAATAGAGACGACTGGTGCAGTAACATAGTTTGAACCAGGTACTGAGATAGAAAGATTAAGGATATGGGTTGCGCCCGTACTTGCAATACCCGCTCTGGCGACTGCCCCAACCCCGCCAGCACCACTGAAAGTAACAGTTGGTGGTTGAGTGTATCCATAACCAGTATTAATGATCTGAACCTCCTTAACGGAGTATGTGGTATATCCAGCTCCTGCACTTGTTGTGATGGCCACAGCAGTCGCATTTGCGGTTGTTAGTCCGACTGGTGAGGTGGAAATTGCGACAGCTGGTGGACTTGTATATCCATATCCATCATTAATCATTATGATCTGATTAACCGCACCATCTAAAATACCTGTGAGGGTTGATGCAGTTTCTCCTAGGCCAACAAAAGTAATGTTTGCAATATAACCTTCATCCTCTACATTATTATCAATTTCTTCAATTGTTGTATTAATAACCTCATCTTCATATTCAAACAACTCACATGTGAGTTGGTACATGTAGAGTTTACCAAGTTGATAGAATGGATTTTCGTGTTCTACAAACTTAATTTCAAATAAACTATCTGATAGTGGGAAGTAAATTAAGTCTCCTTCCTTTGGTCTGGTTGTCAACAACTCCTCAGTTGGGTTAGCTGCATAAAAAGGAGTGATGAAATCTTCATATCTTTCTTTTGAAATGACCAGTGTCAACTCATCAGTAGTTCTGATACCAAACTTGGTCATCAAATCTCCAGAACCTTGGAATCCCTCATAGTTTTGTACATATGCTTCCATCACAAAGTTATCATCAAACTTTGCTAGAACGTTCTCCTTCATCACAGTTTTTGTTCCCAAAAACTTTCTTGGCATGTAATAAATTTCCACACCAAACATTCTCAACTGTTCGTTGATCAAATCTTGAACTAGTCTTTGTTCTGATGCAGAACCGTGAAGAAAGAATGGATTTAAAGCCATTAGCCTATCATGTCCATTGGGGGAAGTTCATAATCAAATGTCATTCTCTGTTGAATTTCTGCCAATTCTCTGAGGGCATCTTCATAGATCTGACGACCGTTCAATTCAATTCCACCAGGAAGTTTTACTCCCTGATACTTACTCATGTTTTGACCCCACTGTTTTTTGATGAGTGCGGTGAGGAACTTCTTCAGGAAACTATCATTGTAAATCTTCTCATTCTCTGAAGGATCTAAGACGCGGAAACAATCAATAACAACATATTCATCTTTAGAAACCCCCTTCCAGTCCAGATCAAGATATAACCTATTACCACGTTTGTTGTATCTTACTTTCTTGTCTGGGCTGATCAAGAATTGAATTGTTTCTAAGTATTCTTTAGTCATTGAGTATGTCAACATCTCAATCGAACTAAAGTTATAAACGTCGTTCAGGAAGATCTGATAAGAAATACTGAACATATTTTGTGTAATGGTATTGTCATCGAATCTGAAAATACCATTAATTCCGATAACATGATCGGGAATTTCAATATAATTTCTTGCTTCTGTAAATTCAGTCTTAGTAGTGATAAAGTGAGTTGATCCGATACCAGTACTGCCAGTAAACGTTACTGCGACACCACTACCAGCATCAGAACTATTTGCAGCTAATCTAATTTGATTTCTGTTATCTGCAATTGCATAAAGAAGAACACTATCCGTTGAAATGCCAAGGAAACTTGTCGTTCCTACTCCAGCAAGAGCAGTTGTTGCAATTCCAATAGAAGTAGAACCTGCACCAAAACTATAATAAACAGGAGACCCAGTGATAAGTCCGTGATTTGGAATTGTGATATTACTTGCACTGATGTTTACAACACCAGAACTCTCTGGGTTAAACACATCAGATTTAATACCAGTAGAAGCTACTGTGTTACTTCTTGCTGAGTCTATATCAGCCTGACTAATTTGATGTTTGAGATACATTCTCTCAACACCATCAAAGTGTCTTTCTTGGAAATACTGAATTGCATCATCGACGAGATCTTCTATCTGATCGTCATCGACGTTGATTTCCAAAACAGGCTCACCCAGCTGTCTTAGGCAATAATCAATAAGTTCTTGTCTACTGCTAGGTTTTGCCATGAATATAAAACTAGCTTCCTACTATTTAGTGGTCGTTTTTCTGGTGGTGGAAGAAGATTCCCACTCTTCAGATTTATTTTTCAAAACATCATTTTCAATTTTTAGTTTGTCATACTCCTGACGAAGACTAATAAACTTAGCCTCAGTCAGGAGTAATTGTTTTTGTAGTTCAACTACTTTGTTTAGTGCAAGTTCGACAATAACGTTTGCATCAAGATTAGAATGTTCCACAGTCAATAGTGTCCGTCCATGAAGGAACGCCAGAAGCGTTCGTTGTCAGAATAAAGTTAGAAGTTTGAATACCAGCGGAAGGAGTTGCGGTTGATTGCAACTGACCATTGGCATCAAAGTATGCCGCACCGTTAGTATTAGTTCCAGAAGAAAGAATTAATGATGCAAGAGTTGAAACACCCGTTACTCTTAAAGTATCGAATGTTGTCTGTCCCGCATCCAATCTTCCACCAGTTACAATTGTACCAGCGGTCAGGGTTGTAAATGTACCAGCTGCAGTTGTTGCTGCACCAATAATCGTATTATCAATGTTACCTGCATTGATATCAACTGTTGCAAGAGTTGAAGTGCCAGTTACATTTAACGTTGCGATAGTTGCGGCTGCAGAAACATTGACATCATCTAGTTCTGCAAGACCATCAACAAACAGATTTTGCCATTCTCTGTTTGTATTACCAAGATCAAATGATCCATCGGCATTTGGTAACCAATCTTGGTTTACCTCAAAACCACTTTGAGTTAAACTCCAGAAGATAGTCTTGTCTCCGTCACTACCACCATGAACAAAGAAACCACCGCCATCAGCGGTTATATTAGAAGCCGTAGATGTAGATGCAACACCAATGTGTTTATCCTGAACGTCAAGGAAATCAACGTTGATAATCGTTTCAGTTCCTTCAACAGTTAAATTACCAAGAACAAGAAGATCATTGGTGATTGTAACACCACCACCAACAACGATATCAGTGGCAAGACCAACTGTAATTGTATTGTCTGTTAATGTTGTTCTAGTTTCATTATTAGTTGCAGCAACAGTAAAAGTATCTGTGAGAAGATTTACTCTATCTGTAGATGCATAACCAGCACTAATAACCATGCTGGATGGAACATCCGAGAAAGATAAACTTCCAGAGCCATTTGTAACCAGAATTTGATCTACAGAACCATCAGCAACTGGGAAACTATACTTAGTACCACCAGAACCAAGGGTAAATGCTTCAGTAAATGTTGCAGCTGCACCAACTACGTCGTGTGTGGTAAGAGTAGTAACAACACCAACTGGGGCACGGAGAGTAGTTGCATCAATGATCGTTCCATCAAGAGTTGCACCAACTACCAGTGTACTTCCATCAAAGGTGAGATTTGCATCATCTTCCAGTTGTCCAGAAGTGCCAACAATGACGATGCGATTCTCAGTCAAGTCTGAGACAGTGGCAGATGAAAGTACCGATTCGGCTCCAGATACATTCAATCCATTGTTTGCATCAATAGCATCAGTAAATGTAGAAACACCAACAACAGAAAGACCAGCACCGACATATGCATCAGTCTGAACATCGATGGTCCCAGAGACAGTTTGGTCTCCAGTTACCGTCAAAGTTGAACCATCGAAAGTAAAGTTTCCACTGTCTTCAAGGGCACCAGAAGTACCAGCAAGAACAACTCTTCCTGAAGTCAGATCACTAACAGTCGCGGAAGAAAGTATTGTTTCTCCACCAGAAACATCCAATCCACCATTTGCATCAATAGCACCAGTAAACGTAGAAATACCAGTTACTAGAAGATCTTCATCTAGTGTTACGTCTGTGGTAAATCCAGCCCGTGCATTTACAGTGAGGGTATCTGTATGTGAGTCACCGATAGTGACATTGCCATTCAGGTTAAGACCTTGAGCAAAAGTAGATACACCAGTAACATTCAGATTTGAAGTTACAAAGTCGGTAATATTTGTTCTGGTTGCGGTAAGAATACCAGCAACACTCCATCCATCAATTTCACCGTTACTATCAACAATTGCAGCAGATGAATTGGTAAGTTCACCATGGACATGATCTAAAAGTTTATATGTATATTCTCCGCCCAGTTCTACAGGATTGTTAGAGGCATTACCGATAAACAAACGACCAGCTTTATTAGCAGAAGTACCAGCCGTCCCCTGTTCTATGGTGATTGCAAGTTCGCCATACTCTAGAGACCCTGGAGCAGTCGCACCAGTAGATCTTAAGATCCTAATCTTACTGGCCATTAGAATGTGCCTCCGTTAATGTCTAAGTTTCTTGTGTTTCCTGGGGTTAACGTATTAGTTGCAACCCATGCAGATGTATTTGAATCATAAACCAAAACAGAACCATTTGATACTGCAGCAGTGTCAGTATCAGTCAAACCAGCTAGAGTTCCACCAGTAGTTCCAGTGGATGTTGTTGCAACCTTGGTTGCAGATTTTTGACCAACTCGGATCTTAATGTCTGGCATTTATTTACTCCTTAGTGGCACTTTCTCTCACCAAGACAGATCCTTCAACAACACGTTCCTTCAGTCCATCAACATCAGTCAAAATAACGTCATAGATATATCTTCCAGATTTAATTCTTTTAGTGATTTCATCGGTCATAGTAATATTGACCGTTCCATTAAGTCTATCTGGAAAACTAACAGCAAATGTATAAATTTACTGCTAGAAGCATGTTTGCGAAGTTGTGCTGAACCAGTATAGTTTGTCAAATTCAAAGCACTATTACTAGCACTATTCTCTAAGTTAAACGTCTGAGTAAAATCGACGCCTTGATCAATCACCAAATTGACAACGTATACAGCCATTCTTTAGATTCTTTAGATAGTGTTCGTCTAGATATATTTATAATTACAGTTTATCAACCAACTTTTGGAGGAGAGATTTAATTTCACCCACTTCATTTTCTAATTTATCAAGTCTCTCTTTCTCTCTAAGTTTTTGTTCCCTCAATTGAACATAGTTTTGATATGCTGTCTTATCATTATTGATAACTGCATTAGTATCCAGGTCCCGAATGAGACCTGGATGACCTTCAACTTTTTTGTATTCCATTATGCAAATGCGATGGCTCTAAAATCTCTAACTTTAGGAACGTAAGCTTGATTTGTACCTGTCATGATAACTTTGATTTCAAATCCATTAAACTCTGGGAGATTACTTGCTGTAAACTGATAATCTCTGAACTCTTCATCAAATCTTGAGGCAGGAACAAATCTATCAGGTTTACCATTGTTCAGTTTTGGATCAATTACCTGATCTCCAAATCCATCTCCTGTTGTATCAGTCATGTTGTCATAACCAGGGAAGAGTTCATATGGAGTTTCCTTATCGAAAGTATCAGTTCTAAAGAGTCTGTAGAGAACCCTAATGTCACTAGAAATGTGACGATATGCAGCAAATTTGACTTGTAAGAATGTTGCTGGATTTTCCAGATTAACTCTCTTACTGATGTAAACTGCAGCATTTGGATCACTAAATCTTTCATTCACTCTACTATCATCTGGATAATTCGTGATCCTTTGATCAAGTCTATTTGTAGTTGTAATGACTGCAAGTCTATCAATATCAATCACAGGAGAAACATTTTGATCTTGTGAAGAGAGAACCAATTCCATGGTAAATGACTTGTTACCAGGCAACGCACTCAGTTGATTTTGTTCGTTGATCTTCGAAGCAAACATTCTAGGATCTGTGAAATAATTAACACCATTGAGAGTAACACTTTCAAATCCTTTATCTTGGAAAGAACTTTCAGA